AGGCCATCGGCAAAGATTTGAATCATCTCCTTGGCCCACTCAAGCGTCAGCGCGTTTTTGATGGACTCCCTGTAGAAGCACTCGCCAACTGAGTTGAGGCACTCCACATCAAACACCCCACCAACGACCAGATTGGCCTCCGCTGGGGGCGTGCCTCTTATCACTTCGATCTTGGCCTTGTCACTGGCCCCCGCGTTACTGTTCATCTGCCCTCCTTTAGGCCAGTGTGAGTTTGAATGTGATGTTCAATGTGTCCGCACTTGATACTGATAGGCTGCCGCCCCCAGTGAGCGCCGAGGTCGCTATCAGGGCGCCCCCGGCTCCCGAAAGATCCGTGACCAGGAAGGCCCCGTACACGGTCATCGGGTCACTGTTCTCTGTGAATGTGGACTGTTTGGCCAGGGCCGCTGGTGGGCCAGCAGTCACCGTGTCTGCGAGCCAAGCGATCCTCACATATCCTGTCGCAGTTTCTTCGGTCCAGCCGCTATGGCTCGCCATTGTGTCTGCCACACTGAAGGTGGGGGTGGATCCAATCAGACCCAGAAACAGCGAGGTGTCGTGGGTGCCCGGAGAGGAAGGCTTGACGAGGCCCAGGATGTACACGGCGCCCACGGTGGTGAGAGCGTTCTCGCTAGTTGCGGTCTGCTTCACCTCACCATGGGGGCCAACCACCTCGTATTCCAGGTAGCCGCGCTCCTTCATGGTTGTGCCCGCTGCCGTGCCCCGCTCAACGGAAGCATTGGCACTGGCTCCGGCACTTGCGTCATTCATTCCGTTAGTCCTCCCGTATCCTTAGTTTGCCCGTACCCAACTGGAAGGTGTCGCCGTTGTTCACAGTGCGAGCAACTTCCAACTCGTCCCAGTAGAGCAGATCTCCCACCAAGCCATCTAAAGTGCTCCACACGCCAATGTGCGTCACGGTGGCAGTGGTGACCGTGGGGCCGCCAGGGTTGTTGAAGGTGATGTCGGCCCAGGTTAGCAGGATGCCGTTGGTGATCTGCACGGCATTGGGATTGCCGGGAACAATCGCCGGGGCGGTCCACTCGGTTGTTTCAATCGGCACCCTGGCCAGTAGCCACTCCGTGCCGTCTGCGGCTGTCGTCACCGTGCCATCGTTAGCGGGGCCTGCTGTGAGCAGGTTTACATAGACGGTCCCGAATGTACTAAGCCCTGACACGGAGGTAAACCGAGTCAGTGTCTCAGCGCTAATCGAGTTCATCTTCCCTGTCACAGCAGACCCCCACTACTTATGCTGGCTCGTCAACCGAAGCCACACGAACAATGCAATCACCGTCCATGCGGATCGCGTTCATCCCGATCTGGTGCCACATTTGAAGGGCATACCCACGCTCGGGAATCTCGTCGAACCGGATCGACATATCAGCGTTCATGCCGAAGATGCCGCACTGCTCCGTGTAGAAGTAGGCGTAACGAACCGGAACCCCACCCTGCACGATGCTGTAGGCTCCCGCTGGACCCTGATAGTCAGCGCCAGTGTCCGCCGCATCGGTTCCAGCAGTGAATGTGGCCTGCGGAACAAGATTGGAGAGACGGAACTCAAAGCCCATGAACTTGAAAGCCTCGCCATTGATAAGCGGCTTGCCGTCATTGAAGTCAATGCTGGTGAAGCGGGTGTCGCTGGCGTCAGCCATCAGGCTGTAGAACTGGTCCGGGTGAAGCACGCAGATGTAGCGAGTTCCCGGCATCAGAGCGTTGTTGGATTCAAGTTTCTGACGCGCTCGGATCAACTTTTCGATGTTGAAGGGAGTCACGCCAACAGAGGTGTAGTCTCCGGCGGTAGCGGCAGCCGTGAAGTCAACGCCAGCAATCTGGATGTCGTTAGCGGTATAGGTGGCGCCGGGTGCGGCGGCTACCGCAAGAAGCGGGGTGGTGTCGTTGTTGGCTCCCGAAGAAACCAAAACGCCAGTCACAGTCGCAGCGGTGGAGTCTGCTGGGTAAGCATCCGAGTACTTCCGAGAGAGTTTACACCCAACCTCAAAGCCCTCGTAGGCGTCCCGGTTCACTACAGTGCCGTTGTCTCCACCAGTGGCAATAGATCCGTTGGTCCAGGTAAAGTCGCCCGTGTAGCCAACGGTCTTGTTCACCGTCACGCCTTGCCCGGTGCGCTGTTGAACCAGCACGGCCTTGGAAAGGGCGTCCAGGATGATCAGATCCTTCTTCCGGTTGAAGATGGCTGCGAGGTTGCGGAGGTACTGCGAATCGGGCCGCACGGCCTTCATCAGCCCTTGAGCGTCACGAGGATCGAAGAGTTCCGCATACTCGAACCATTGAGGCTCGATCATGCGGCGCTGGGTGTCGCTCGCCCCATACACTGCGTCAGCAGCGAGGACGGTATCTGCGGTAACATCACCATTTTTGATGCCGTAGAGGCCACTGCGGGTACGGGTGAGGAGATCGTCAACGCTCTTCTTGTCGAGTCGGTCGAATGCTTTGACCTCGCCCTCGATGCTCTCACGCTGGAGAGTATCTGAGAGCAGAGAATCGAACTGCTGGATCTGGAGGCGCACCGCGTCGCTGTATGCCTGCTTATAAAGGTTGGAAACCTTATAGTCGGCGCCAGCGGTTGTGGAGTTGCCCGTCAGATTACCAAGATCGTGCAGTGAGTTGGTAATAGCCATGGTGGCAGATTCCTTGCGTAGTTTATTGTTTTATCAAACTACGAGAAGTTGTCCGACACCGGGCTTCCCTTGGCTCACACGCGAGCCCCTTCGGCAGTCTTTCCTGCGGTCAGCCCGGCCCTTAGGGTTATCGAACAGGTTCACTCTATCAGGTCTTACACATCTTCGTAAAGGGGGAACTCCTGGGTTTCTTTGAGGCGGGGATCTGTTATCCCGGCAAAGCCCTGCTCCATGAGATTGGACTGGATTCTCATGTACTCCTGGTAGGCTTCCTCATAGTCAGGGTGGCGCGGATTGTTAACTGCACCCTCCTTGAGTAGTTTCCTGGCCCGCATGGCCAGAGAGTTCGCATTGCCCTGAGGGGCTCCACCAGCGTCGGCTGGAATCGTATCGTCTGCCATTTGTTCTCCAACCTTCATGAATAGGTCCAGTAATCTAGGGTTCTTATTGAGCCCAGTGCTCTCCAGGAGAGCGCCCACCTCTGCGTCGTCGCCAACAATGTGGCGATAGGTTCGTTCCGCCATGGCCAGTTTTGAATCGAACTGGTCGCCGTACTTCTTCCTGGCCTGGGTGGCCCACTCCTCCTTGGTGGCTTCGAGGAGGGCTCGGTGGCTCTCCATCTGGGAGGACGCACCAGTGGCCACTGTTCCAATCAGGCTATCCCACTGCTTTGAGGTGAGCCCGGAATCCAGGGCCTGCTGTCTGAGGCCAACCAACTGGGACTTGGTTCCAGCGTCCATGTCCTCTGGCACCCCATAGCCCTCAACGCTGACCGGGGCGCCCATCTTGGTGTAGAAGGAGCGCCAATCCTCAGGGGAGGCGTCCTCGCCTGGAACCCTGGCACTTCCGCCCATCTGCCCCTGGAGGGCTTGATAAGAGGTGGCTAGGTCTGCCACGGTGCCAAACTTCTCCGCCAAGCCTGCCCGGCCCTCGAAGTCGTCTGGTAAAGTTTCATTCAGGTCGCTCATTCAGTCCCCCCTCGGAGTCGGTCACCCTCGCCAATCATTGCAATAATACGCCAGTAGAAGGCCCTCTGGCCATTCCGCTTGCTCATTCCTATCGGGCAGATGGGCACACTCTTACCAGTTTCACGGGCCTCCACCTCTTCCGGCTCAAGGGAGTGCATGGCCCCACTCAGCGTTTCCATGTACCCCAGCACCTTCTTACCGAGATCGCTCTCGAATAAAAGACATACATCAATAAGCATGGTCTTATCGTCCACGGTGTACATGGAGTCATTAACCTTGTTCATCTCCTCGTTACCCAATCGGTGGTCCTTCCGTCATGCCTGGAAGGGCTGGCTCTGGCGCCATCCCCTCTGGGCCTCCTCCTTGTGCGGCAGCAATCTGTGCCGCTTGTTGTGCTTGTTCCATCATCATTTGTTGGGCCTGTGCCTGCGCACGGGCCTCCCTCCGCATTGCCACCTCTTCCTGTGTGCGGAATATCTCCGCTGGCACATCGGCGGTCCTTGCATCGTAGGCTGTTATAGCGTCGTAGTCTATATCATCCAGCCAAGCGGGGTCTTGGGTGGCCTGGAATAACATGAGCCGTCTCTCCAGGAAAGCCTGAACCTTGCTCCCGCCGCTCGCTTTCTGCGCAGTGAAGACGGGACTCTGGTAGTGGATGTTCACATCCACGCCCCCCTCCACAATCTCTTGCAGTTCCGGTAGGGCGCCATTCCTGCTCATTAACTCCACCACGGCGTCAATAAGAGGGGTGAGGAACTCATGGCTCATCACTTCCGCTGGGCTTGCCATTTTCTGGAGCATCCTGCTCTGGCGGAGCCTGCTCTCCTCAGCGCTACGGGGCTGGGTCTCAGGCTCGTCAAACACCTCACTCATGAAGGCTCGACCAATCTGGTCACGGTCTAGCCTCGCAATGCCGTCAGCCACCTCGTACTTGGAATCACTCTTCAGGTAGGTGGGGTTCATTTTTATGGGGGGACGGGTCACCATGATCCCGTTGGGCGAGAAGTCGAGGGTGACCATCGTGTCATGCTCCACCATCAATGGGGGATTTAGATCTTTACCAGCAGCAATGAGGATCTGCCTACGCAACTCATTCACGCCCTTTGTGTCTGGCCGGGCCAAGTGCCCTCTTCCTCGCCCATAGGTCTCACCGTCAACCACCATCCAGCGGCTGATTATATAGGGGCAGAACTCAAATCCACCCTCTCGAACGATCTCCGGTCTGGGCCCCAGGGACAGGAACTGGCTCACCCAAGGCTTCTCCGTGGCCGACGAAATGCCGCCAGGAACCTTGTCCTCGTTCTCGTAACAGAAGTGGAAATACTCCACCGTGCCCATTCGATCTCTCTCAAGCATCTCCAGGCAGGCAGAGCCCGGCTTGCCATCAAAGAACTTGAAAGCGTCAAGGGCTGGTAGTTCAAACACCCTCGCCATGATAGTCGGGGCCTGCTCCGCTCCCGTAGCCCACCACATTCTGCTCACCGGGACAGCCTCGAAACTGAGGCCACCAAAGGTGGAGCCAGAGCGGTTCAGTTGGGGGGGACGCTCGTTCACGAACATGGTCCCATTACCAAGCACGGCAAAGTCCCGCAGGAAGGCCGTGGCCTGCATATAGAAGTTGGAGCCCGAGAGGGCCTCCAGGATCTTGGTGGAGGTGAGGTCCAGAATCTCTTGCACCTTCAGGTCGTCAGTGAATGGGGCCGACGCCTCCAGTTTGAGCCAGTCCAGGTTGCCGGGGATCACTGCGCCCTTGATGAAGTTGACGAAGGTGTCAGCAGCCTGCATGGCCGTGCTGTCAAATACCGGGGAAACCCTCCGGCTACCAGTGCTCTTGGTGGTGGTGATATCCCCACGGAAAGGCATCATGAGGTCGCTAATCTCTTGCCAAGTCTGCTCGTCGTTGTACCTCAAGCCCTTCATGTACTCCAGGCGGTCAATCAGTTCATCAAGATCCTTAGACACTGGGCCTCCTCTTATCCGCCGAAGAAGTCATGCTCCGGCATTCGCGGGGCTATCATTTCTTTTGTTTCATTGGAGGGCCTAGCCTCCCTCAACATCATGATCGCCTTGTGCATGGCGTCTATGAGGTGGTCGTCCTGTTTTGACGCAATCCTGCCAGCGTCGTGCTTGTAGCGGCGCTTTTCCCGGAACCACTTATGGCACGATGACTTGAACACACGGAACCTGCCCGTCTGCATTCGGTCCACCATCTCCTCAACCGCACTCATGATGGCGAAAGTCTTCTTACCCTCTAGCGTAACAAAATGAGCGGGACCGGGCAACATTGCAAGCCCGTACCCCTTATACTTCTTCGCTATGGTGGAGCCGTCGGTGAATGTGCGGGCACCGTCGTGGGGCCAAGCCACCGGGCAAGTGCCACCCCCCATGAGGCGCACCCGGTCAGCATAGACCACGCTCTCCCTGCCCTCGTCCTTGTACTCACTCACCAAATAGAGCACATCGTCGTCAGGGTTGTAGACCATCTTCACCGCAGCAAACACGCCCGTGCCGTGGGGGAAGTCCAGACCAATGATCTCTTTCCAGTGCTCCGGAATAAGGAAGTCCTCTATCTCCAATATGTGGTCAGGGGTGGTGTAGACAAGCCCCTCCCCTCTTACTGGACGGCCATGGAGACGGGCCTCAGCCAGTGGGTGGTTCTCATACTTACCAATCAGACGGGTGCGGTCGTCGTCTGTCATGTGGTCGGTGTCCATGATGTCGTAGTTAATCATGACCCGCACGCCACTCTTATCCTCCTCAAAGAGCAGATAGAGGGCAGTCTCGCCCTGGAGCGGAGTCAGGGCCATGTCCATGTAGCCGTTGGTTGCGTTGAGCCTCGCACTGAACTCGTCGTAAATGTCGAACTTCGGTTCCTCGTCACACCCTATCCAGTGGAGCGTGTAGCCCTGAAGGCGCTGCCAGCCACTCGAATAAGAGAACACAAAGCACTTACTCCACCCGTCAAAGGCCCCGTTCTTATCGTGGTGCTTGACCTGGAAGAAGTCGATCTGGTTGGGAATGCCGCCAGTGAGCCTTGTTATCTTCGCCTCGTCCACACACTCACTCGGAATGTAGCCCGTGCCACGCTCACCTAAAGTGCCCAGCAAACGGTCACATAAGAGGTCTCGGGTGGACTGGGCAGTCTCACCACCAATGGCTGAGTTGATCGGGCCGTCAAACCTTGGACCCGTGTATTCCTTGGGGTAGATCCCCGTGAGGTGGTAGGCAGCCTTCAGGCAGAGGGCCGTGCTCTTACCAGCCTGATTGAGGCCGCTGAACATGGTCTCGTGGGTGGCTGAGTTCAGAAAGTCCCACTGGCGAGGATTGGGCTTCAACTGAGCAAGGGGGTTGCCGTCGAGCCTTCTTACCAGTTCCTCTTCCAGGGCCAGTTCACCCATGAGGCGGTCACGCTCGTCGTCGCTAATGGCCAACTGCTTCCCCCCCTTCACCGAGTTCGATCTCCTGAGCACGCTGCTGGAGCGCTATTCGCTTGGCTCGCCTCGCCTCCAGTTGCAAGAGCAGTTGCTCGTCAGTCATATCAGAATGCTCCACCTTCGTCGTCTGCTCCACCTTCGCAGCGCTCTCCTTCGGAAGGATGTCCTTAACCACATACCTCATGAAGAAGCCTAGCATTTGCTGGCCCTCGGGAGTGGCGGGGTCGGCGTCCTCAGCCATCTGGGCAATCTTGTCAAACAGGCCCACCTTGGCCAACCTGTTCATGAACTCACCCTTGATCTGGAGCCCAGTCTTCAGCCCCCCCTTGATCTCCTCCTGGCCCTTGTCCGGCGCAGCAGCCAGCCAACGCTGGAACTCCGGGTCCGTGGTGGCCCTCGATATAGCCACCTCATACGGAATGCCAGCACTCTCCGCCGCGTCCTTGAAGGTCATTCCCTTCTCTATGTTCTTCTCCATTCGGTCCTTGAGAAGTTCACGCACAAGATATTGGCCCACCTTGTCAGAGCGGCCAGCGGTTATAGTAGGGATGTTGGGTACGGACTCAGGGTCTTTCTTTTTCATATTGACACCATAAGAGGCCCGGAGTAGGCTGTCCAGCGTTCAGCCAGCGGACTCCTGAATGTCGAGTCCAATGGCTGGTCGTCAAGTTTGGGGTCTTCGACGACGAGAGCGACTACTCACCAACTCAGTGGGCTGGCTTTTCTTCTTCTCCCCCCTACCAGTGCGATTGGAACTAGGCCCAGCGGGCTTACTAGGTCAGGTTCCTAACACACGCACAAC